ATGGAGAGACCTCTTAGATGTACTTGCTTCATTTATTAAATGGTTTGAAAATGAACCTACAGCTTATCCTAATCAATACGGCAAGAAAAACATCGAAGAAAAATTACTTATGTTAATGAATGAAAAAGGATCAGTTGCAAAAGAATTAAAAGGTATACAAAATGCAATGAAACCTGAAAATCAAAAAGATTGTTTCTTTATTAGATATGAAGATTTAGTCACACAACCTGAACCAACAATAAAAGGTATATATGAATTTTTAGAAATGGATTATTACCCACATCGTTTTCATTCTTTAAATCAATTTATTTTAAATGGTTTAGGTTATGACGACACTGTGGTTGGTAAAAATCTCCACACTATAAAGACAGAACTAACATTAGAAGAAAATCCATATAAAAAAATGATACCTCAAAGTATTATAGATAAATACGGACATATAAAATTATGAGAATATTAGTATTTGGTTTACCAGGATCTGGAAAGACAACCTTTGCAAGACAACTATCTGCAGGGCACGCTTATTTTAATGCGGATGAGGTAAGGAAGATGTTTAACGATTGGGATTTTTCTGCAGAAGGTAGAACTAGACAAGCACAAAGAATGGGTTGTTTATCTGCTCTCGCAGAAGGCCATGCTGTTGTAGATTTTATCTGTCCTTATGATGTGGACAGACAAGAGTATGACGTTAGAGTGTGGATGAATACAATTCAAAAAGGTAGATTTGATGATACAAATAAAATGTTTGAAAAGCCAGCGCATTGTCATTTTGAGATTATAAACTTTGATTATCAAAACATAATAAAGGAGATACGTGATAAACTATAATAAACCCACGGCTCAAATGCTTGGAAGGTATCAACCTTTTCATGATGGTCATTTTGAATTATTTAAAAAAATTCTAGAAAAAACAGGGCAGGTTGTAATTATGGTTAGATCCTGTACAGGTGAAAAAAATCCATATCCTTTTAAAACTGTGAAAAGAAAAATAAATAAAAAATTAAGAAGTTATCGCGGTAAATATGTGGTGATAAGAGTTCCAAATATCACAAATATATGTTATGGTCGAGACGTTGGATATACAATTGAAAAAATATCTTTACCTGAAAAGATTGAATTAATATCTGCTACAGAAATTAGGAAGAAAAATGAAGTTTAAATACATTTGGTTAGGACAAACTGTTTTAAGATTTGAAGTGCCTTTAGATATATTTGTGGCAATCAATCAAGCATATGAATCTAACTTTAAATCATTACAAAAAGCAAATCCACAATTAGTAGGTAAAATAGAAAATGAACATTCTCTTTTTTATCAAGGAGAAAGCACTGATAAAATAACAAGACATAATAAACTGCCAAAAAATGTATTAGAGTGGTTTACTTCTGTTTATAAATTTTATTTAAATTTTAATAAAATTAAAGACTATCAAATAAAACTTACTTCTATATGGGTTAATGAAATGAAAGATAATGAATACAACCCTATACATGTTCATCAAGGGGACTTGTATACAGGTCTTTCATCTGTAATGATTTTAGGCTTGCCATCGCACTACGGAAAAGAATACTCAGCTGAAGATAAACCTATGAATGGTTCATTACAAATAGTTGGAAACGCAAATGGTCAGTTTGCTCACGTTGATTATGCACCCAGATTACAAGTTAGAGATTTTTATGTTTTTCCTTATGACATTAGACACTGTGTTTATCCGTTTAATTCTACAAACGAAGTAAGGAGAACGTTAGCAGCAAACTGCGATGTAAAATATGACCCAATTAGAAACAGAGGAGCAGAATAATTAAAAAAGAACCAAGTTGGAGATCGTATATAGTTGAAACCACGACACCGATTTTCACACCAGAACAATGTAATATTATATCTAGAATAGGTAGATCTATGCCACCACAAAAAGCGCAAGTTGGAGGTGGTGAAAAAGGAGTTCACGATACTAAAACAAGAGTATCACATATTAGTTGGATTCCATTTAATAACCCAGAAGCTGTGCCTATGTATGAAGCACTTGAAGAAACTATGTGGATGACTAACAAAAGACATTTTGGTTTTGAGAATATGGAAATAAACGAACAAGCTCAATATACAGAATATCCTGAAGGTGGTTTCTATAACTGGCACATGGATATGGACGCTAATATGGAAAAAGAACCTCCTGTTAGAAAGATATCAATGACTTTAATATTATCTGCCGACAATGAATTTGAAGGCGGTGGTTTGGAAATATATAGACCAGGTAACATTATAAAACCAAAACAAGGACACGCTGTTTTCTTTGCAAGTTTTATAAATCACAGAGTTGTACCTGTAACGAAAGGTGTTAGAAAATCTTTAGTAATGTGGTTTGGAGGAGAACCGTTTAAGTGATTAAAGAAGCTTTCTTTCCAACTTTTGTTTATGCAAAAGATATTAATCTTGATCTTAATCTTCTGACCAATGCAATCGTAGAATGGTCTAAAAAAGACAAAGGTCTTGTTAAGACCAATGTAAAGGGATGGCATAGTCCCACCAACATGCAGACTATACCTGTGTTTAAACCTCTTGTAGATGAGCTGTATCAAATGCAGCGTGAGATTTACAAAGAAGAGTTTTTAGAAAGACAACCTAGATTAGGTAATATGTGGGCTAACATAAATTATAAGGGAGCTTTAAACAGGCCTCATGTTCATGCTAATAGTTTATTTAGTGGAGCATATTATATAAAAGTACCAAAAAACTCAGGACTACTAAAATTAAATGATCCTAGACAAGGAACACACTTTATTAAACCTGCTAGAAAAGAAGAAGTACCTTTACATCTAGCACCTGAAATACATATACAACCACAAGAAAATAGAATCATAATGTTTCCGTCTTGGTTAGAGCATTGTGTTGAAATGAATGAATCAGATGATATAAGGATATCAGTAAGTTTTAATTTTTTACAAGATGGCTTTCAATAAATATACAGTTATAAGAAACGCAGTATCATACGATTTAGCAAACTTTTGCTATAACTATTTTTTACTTAAAAGAGACGCTGTAAACTACATGTATCAAAACAATATCATAGCTCAAAATGGTCTTCACGGAACATGGACAGATCAGCAAGTACCTGGATCATATTCTATCTACGCTGACCATGTTATGGAAACTTTGTTAATGAAAGTCTTACCAGTGATGAAAGAGAAGACAGGTTTGAATTTAGTGCCTACTTACTCTTATGCTAGAGTCTATCAACATGGCGCTGAACTAAAGAGACACAAAGATAGACCAAGCTGTGAGATATCTACCACATTAAATCTAGGTGGAGATCCATGGGCTATTTATTTAGATCCAACAGGAGCTAATAATGTTATCGATGAATATAAGAACATACATAAACCAGGAGCCCCAGAAGGCGTAAAAATAGATTTAAATCCTGGTGATATGCTTATCTACTCTGGCTGTGAGCTAGAACACTGGAGAAAACCTTTTGAAGGCCAATTATGTGGTCAGGTATTTCTTCACTATAATCATGCAGATGGACCGTTTGCAAAGACGAATTTGTATGATAAAAGACCTCTGTTGGGTGTTCCCAAATAACGTTGATAATCAGCGCAATCTAATATAATCTGGAGACTATGGCGTTACAAAAAGTACAATTTTTACCTGGATTTAATAAACAAATAACCGAGACTCAAGCTGAAGGCCAATGGGTCGGCGGTGATAATGTAAGATTCAGATACAATACACCTGAAAAGATAGGTGGCTGGGCACAATTAGGTGAAAACGACATGACCGGTGCAGCAAGAGCCATGCATCATATTGTAAATAAATCAGGTAATAAGTTTTCAATTATTGGTACAAATAGAATTTTATACGCTTATACAGGTGGTGTGTTCTATGACATACACCCGATTCGAGCGACAACTACATTAACAAGTGCTTTTACTACAACAAATGGGTCTACATCGGTTACAATAGCTTTTACAACAGATCATGGTTTAATAGAAAAAGACATTGTGTTGTTGGATAACTTTACAACAATTACAAACTCAAATTACACAGCTGC